ACAATGATCGAATCGAGCGCCGGGTAATCGAATCCGGTGGTAAGCACTCCGACATTGATCAGGGTTTTGATCTGGCCGGTTTTGAATCTTTCCAGAATGTCGGCGCGCTCGTCGGTCGGTGTGTTGCCGGTGACCGCTTGGATATCGGGGCGTTTTGCCTGGATCCGCTGGAGGTTGTCAATGAATTCTGTGAACACCAATACCGACTTCCGCTCTTTTTCGAGTAGTTCTATTTCCTGTATAATCAAGTCCTCAACCCTTACTCGCCGGTATTCCCGCATCAGTGAGTTTTCTTCATACTCATTGCCTTTTACCACCACATTTTTCAGGTTGATTTCGTGCCGGCGCTTGTACTCGATCGGAGACAAAAACCCGGCTTCGAGTAGTTCGCTCTGCTGTGTTACGTGGATCACCTGTTTGAAAAAAGCCGGGCGTATGCGTGTAAGAAATTCGATTACGGACGTGTTGCCGGATGATTTCAGACGGTACGGGGTGGCTGTCAATCCTACACACGTAAGCCCTGGAACATTGCTCAAAAAATACTCGTATTGGCCTCCCTTTGAGTTTACTACGTGGCACTCGTCGATAATAATCTGCTTGTACTGGTTGAAAATTTCCCGCTTTGCCATAATGCTGCCGATGGTGGCAAATGTTACCTGGCTGCGGACGCGCTGGCCCAAAATGGCGCTGTAAATGCTTGCTTCTTTGCCCAGGGCGCGGTACTTGGCAATGTTCTGCTCGAGGATCTCTTTGCTCGGCTGCAATACCAAAAAGTTGCCGCCGACCTGCTCGACAATCCGGGAAATCACAACTGATTTCCCGGCTCCTGTCGGCAGCACACAAACCGCATGTTCCGGGCTTTTGCTCCGAAAGTGTGCGGCGCATGTCTGGATCGCCTCAGATTGATAGTATCGCGGGGTCATTTTTGATTGCGGTGCGCCAGTCGATTTCCAACCGGTCGAGGTTTAAAATCAAGTCCTGTTCAAAGTCGTAGAGACGACCTTCCAGATCCTCCATGTAAAAGCCGTTTTTCTCCACTTCGACAACTACCAATTCAAGGTCTGGGCGCTTTCTTAGCCGCGGATCGTAACTGGTAAAATCGCAGTAGTCGCGTTTGGCGCAAAGCATGTGACCATAAACCTGGTCCATGTATTCGGGCGGCACTTTCTTTGTCAGAAGGGTGTACATGTGGGCTTTCGGACCATACGGGCATTTATTTTCAAGTCCGCGCTCTCCCACTCCATCGGGTGTGCAACCAACCAGACCGGAAAAGTTTTCTGCCAGAAAAAACTGGCCGCGCTTGACTTTTCGGCCTGTTTTTGCTTCATATTTCAGAATTGCTTCCGGCTCGTACTGCTCACCCCATTCGGTGGCCGCGTTCCCTGAAAACTTATTCGCTTCCTCACCTGTAGCCCATTCAAAAAGGAGTTCGGCCATGTAAGACTTCGCGCCTTCGGACCAACCTTTACCGCCTTTATCGCGGGTAACCCGGTGGAATTCCGAGCCTGTAATTTTGCCCAGGCGCATCTTCTTCCATGGGGAAAGGGTGTTTTCGGCAACTTCCAATTCAGCCAGAACCATATCGGCTGCGCTGGTCGGTACGGTGCCGTCGAAAAGCAGGTGGTCGGGTATTTGAAATTGACGTGTCATTGCTGCGTGTTGTTGAAAAGTTGTTGAATCTTGGCTTTGACTCTGAAATATTCCGCTGGATCTTTTTTGAGGTTAATGAGGTCTGATTTCAATCCTAACATTTTGTCTTCAAGCGAATCGATCGCTTTTGTAGTCTCGTCTACTTCCGTTTCAAGTTTTAGCCGCTCTGCCGCCGCTTTGATTTCGAGTTCTGTCATTACTGCGTGTTTTGATCGTGATTGAAAAAAAGGTGGTTTTTTGGGGCTGGCGTGGCTGTTATTCAGCCTTGCCGGGGATGAGGGCGCGGATGTCGAAATCTTGGTATTTCAGGCCATTTTTGCCTTTTTTGTCGCCTTTGTAGGTGATTTGGAGCGCCGCGCCGCGCGGGTAACCGACTTCGTGCAGGACGCCGCAAAGGACGGTTTGCATGCACACGTTGATGGTTTCCGTTTCCGGGTCGTAGAGTTGGGCGGCAGGTATCAGCCCTTTATCCTCTTGCGTCAGCGGATCGACCGACTGGCGCAGCACGAAGCCCAGGAACACACGCCGGACGCTTTCGCCTTCTTTTTCAAAACTCAGGTATTCGGTTTTCAGGTTGATCGTACCGACCTGCAACTTTGCTACGTCGCCCAGTTCTTTCGCCTTTTCGACCGCTGCCGTCATTTCGTCCATTCCGACGAGTTGGACCTCCTTCTTCCCTGTAGTGGCTGTTACTGCATTGGTATCGCCGGATGCTGCCGGCAGGTTTTCGGATTGTTGTGGAGATTTTACTTCGTTTTCCATGATGAAAAATTGAAAGGTGTTTGATAAAAAGTTGAGAAATAAGACTTTCGGTTTCGCACTCAGCGAGATACATTTCGTTCAGTTCGGCGGCGCGGGCGGCGGTTCGGTGTAGTTCGGATTGCAGGTACTGGATCAGGGCGGCGCTTTGCCGCATCGCTTCGAGTTCTTTTTTCAGGTATCGTATTCGCTCCCGGTTGATCGTGCCGCCCTGGCGTTCCAGATCGGCGATAAAGCGGGTTTTGTAGTGGATGCATTCGATCAGCGTCATGGGTCGTATGGTGTAGGCGCATCGGCAGCGTCGCGGTCAAGTTGCATTTCGGTGTAGTCGGCTGAATCTGGGCCGTCTGGCTCCTGCGGTACAATTGCATTGTAAGCATCTACAAAATCGACAAGCCGCGTTTCCAACCCATCCGGTCTTTGTATCCACAAGAATTTCAGAAACTCGTAGTACGATGCAGCACTGCCATTTTTGTAGCCGCAATACTTGTCAGGGTCATTCCAAATGTCGAGGGCAACAGCGTCCAACTCACCCAGCGGCACGACTTTTTCAAATTCGATTTCGGTGCCGTAGATTTTGGCGGTTTGCATCTTGGGGGCTACAAGGACTTTGTGCAGGGCCATGCGGGCGATATCACGTATTTCGATCAAATCAATCCTTTCGGGTGCGTTACCTAGTCCGCTTTCGGCGTTGACTGCTATCGCATTTAAGGCTTGGATCATGTAGTGCATATCGCCGCCCGTATTAAAATTATCCATCGCAACTCTGGCGAGTTCCCGCGTCAATACCTCGTTTTCCATCCGCAATTGGTCGAGTTCGACCGTACTTGCAACCTCCAGCACTTTGCCGGTCGACTGGCCGGTGGCTTTGGCAATGATCGTTTCCAAATATTCGGCTTTGTTCGGGGCCAATTCTTCGGAGCGCAACCATTTTGCAATGAATTGGCAGGCTTCAAATAACTCCGGGGCGGTTTCCCATAACCTTGCGGTGGCCTCCTGCTCCTCCATGGGTACGGTTTTCCCGCCTCTGCGGATGAATACCGCTCCGACCACTCCGAATCGGGAAACGATTACGATGTCGCCGGGGATCACATTTTCTCTATCGAAAAACTCTTCGATTTCGTAGGGGCCGGGCGTGTGCTGATTCTCCATGATTTGGCGTGTGTTGATGGTGAGAGTTTTTGCCCCGCTCCCTGCGGGCTTTGCGGGAAGCGGGGCCTGAGTGAATGAATTATGCGTAGGCTGTCCGGATGCGCTCCCGTTCGTTCTGGATGATTTCATCGGTCCGGTAGTCTTGGTATCTGCCTGAATCCTCGTTGTGCTCGTTGATCAAAAGATCTTCGATTTCTTCCTGCTCGTAATCCTCCAGATCGGTCGTTATGTCGATCGCCAGGGCGTTTTTCACAGTCAGATTGAGTACCATGTATTTTGGTTCTCCGTATTCGTTGCGGTCGGGGTTGAGCATTACGGAGCCTGTAGCAGTGATTTCGCCGAATCCGGTAAGGAAGGTTTTGATGCGTGTCATAATGAAGCGAGTTATTATGGTGAAAAGGCTGGTGAGGTCCCGGCGCGCCGGCGCTTTTGCAGACACGGCCGGGACTGATTGCCAAATGTTCAGGATAGGATTTGCCTGGCTGCGCGCCGGGCGTTGTCGGTTAATTGGCGCTGCCAACAACCGTTTGAAGGGGACCACTTGAAAGCGCTTTTTTTCAGGGTGGCAATGGTTTCGGGCGCTGGCTTGCCGGGGAAAAAGATTTGCAGGCGGTCGACGTCTGCGTTTTCGACTACTTTAATTCCGTCCGGGCGTTCTGTCTCAGTCGTTTCTGCGTTTGCTTTGGCTTCCAATTCTGCGAGACGGCCGCGCATCCGCTTGATGTTGGCGAGATTGTTTGTCAGTTGGTAGGATGCAAAGCCGATGCGGCCGCACCAATCCGGCTGGAGCAGTGTTTT